TTAAAATTTACTAAGGTCGTCCTTTCGGTCGATCCTGTGACTTTTAAACGAGGAGATCAGTTATGATTACCTAAGACTTTAGTCCCCATTATCTCTTATATAGAGCGCTCAAGAAGTTACCCTTTTATAAGGCTAATCTTCTCTGCTCTCTATATTACAAGAATAATCAGGGTTGATAATGAGATATCTCTCTCGTCTATTGAGAAAGGGCCCGGTTATACCGGTAATCCCTCATCATTAGATGAAGATATATTTCATTTTCTTAAAGAATTAGGAGTGAATACTACAACCATTGGAAAAGTCCCTAAAGCTTTACGCTTTAAGGAATTTCATATGAGTTCAAAAAGCGGTCCTAATGGACATGCTCTATGAACATCATATATGGACATAATGTCTCTTACTCCTAAACAGTGGGATGCTATTAAAGCTACCGCTGGTGAGAAGTTAGTTGACCTTATGAGTAGGTTTTCTTCCCTTTATCTTAGAATCCCACTCTTCTTTGATTCCCGAGCTACCCGCAAAGGTAGTCTGGTGTCTCGAAGATTAGCTAAGATTCAAGATAAAGAGGGAAAAGTACGAGAGGTAGCTATAGGAGATTATTTTACTCAAGCAGCTTTGCTGCCTTTGCATAATTATCTCTCTAGAGTACTCTCGAGGATTCATCAAGACTGTACATCAGATCAAACCAAATTATTTTATACATTAGAGAATTCCATTGGAAGCTCTTATCATAGTATTGACCTAAAGGCCTTTACTGATAGGTTTCCAATTGTAATTAATCAACGTATATTATCTATTTGGTTCGGTTCAGAATATGCTGATGCATGAAAAGAATTAATGGTTGGTTCTCCCTATTATTATAAGGGTTACCCTGCCTTTTATAAGACAGGTAACCCGATGGGGATTTACTCATCCTTTAATTCAACATCATTAGCACACCACTTCCTTGTCTGGAAAGCTTGTAAAAAAAGCTAACCTGCGGTGGAAGAGGGCTCGTTATATGTTACTAGGTGACGATATCGTTATTTCTAATGATAGGTTAGCTAGTGAGTATAAGAAGCTTCTGGCTGAGTGGGATATTGAAATTCAATATTCAAAGACACATGAATCACCTTATGGTTTCGAGTTTGCTAAGCAAATTCGACTCCACGGTATTAATGTATCTCCCTTCCCTTTAGCTGCTCTATATGAACGACGGTGCGAAACTATTTCTAGTATTGCGATCATCGTTCAAGAGTTTGACTATAAGTGTTGGAACTCTGATTTGATGTCTGACTTAGGGAATTACCTTGTTAATGTATT